GGATTCATGATACCGAATAGTCGTACCAACGTGATCGCTAGTCCAGTAATCAGAACTCGTGACAAGCGTTATTCCAGTACCAGTGGTGGCAGATGGATCAAGGGTTACACCTTGAGACTGGAAGTCATAGTAAGGCTGGTAAATTTCATGACCATCTGCCCGTTGATCGAACGAAAAAGTGCTGACCTCAAAGGTGGTAAGACTTGTTCGAGTAACAACCCGAGGGGCAAAGAGAGGATGACACACAAACAATACGTCACCATACTGGGCGAAGCTGTATTGGTTTAAGTAGTCTTGATCGAATGGAAGGGCAGCAGAGTTTGTATCTGTAGTTACAGTTGCTACAAGAGTTACCGTATCGTTATCGACTAAGCGAAAGAACCTTGCCTTTTGATGCTCTATTGATACTACATACTGCTCATTATCATCGAAAACAAACGAAGTAAGATGCGATCTTTCAGATATATTAGCGTCATAAGCAATGCTGTAGTCATATATATGCCTAAGGCCGTGCCTCTTCTTTAGAGAGCCCTCAGACATTACGACAAAATTCTCAACCCTTTCAGCAGAGGAGTTGAGAATTGGTGTATCTATACGACTTGATAGTGAATCGCTGACTTCGCCAAACTGAAAGCTGCTAATCGGCACTCTAACTTTCTGCATTAACTTCGCCTTTCAGCAATAAACCTCGATGTGTTCAGCTTGCGATTTGTTTGCGTCTGAGATTGCAAACGTCTAGCTTGGGTCATTTGGTAACTAGCCTTCTGCTCCATGAGAGTAGCCAACTGGGAATCCCTAGCAACAGATACAGCAAGGACACCAGCCATAACGTACTCAACAGCAGTGACAAAGTAAGGAGGCCAATCGCTTTCATCGGCACGGAAAACATAATCAGCAATAAGAACTTCATTCGCGGAAGAATCGCAGAAAACCTTTGAGCCATAGCTGTCGTACTTAATTGGGTAATCATTTACTGTAACCCCCGAAAGCATGATGCACTCAGATGGAAGTTGATAAGCCGCACTCCAACGCCCACTGGGGGCATCAGTTAATCTGTTAAGCACAGCTTGATCTGTAGCAAAGCGCCAACGTGAGTTAGTCAAAGCTGAACGAGCCATGTCTTCGTACATTGCGTCACAAATTGTTGCTTCCGCAGTGCCATCATCAAAAGACTGAATCACATCACCGCCGATAAGCAATGATGCGCGAGAGCAGATCTTGATGGGTGTGTTTGCTACATCTGGCATATTGAAGTCGGGGGGCCGAAACCCCCCGCCCTACTTAGTTGTTGTCGAGAACTTCGTAGATACCATCGGCGTCGATTACGACAGCGCCCATGGACATCATTGAAGTTGCAAGATGCGAAACTTTTTGCGGTACATAGTTTACCTCAGTGGTCACATCGGCGTTGATGCCGAGGCCAATTGAAGAGGTGTGGTACGCAAAGTTTTTGCCGCCAGCTACAGCAGACGTTGAGAAGATCTTGAAGCCCAAGAACTCTTTCATTGTCATGCCGCCTGCGAATGGCAGGTTCTGTGGTCCAACATAGTCGGAAGATGCGAACTCATTGATCGAGAACAAGTCAGCAAAACCAGCAGGGGACATAGCAAGATAGCGCTGGCCATCTTCCGGAATGTCGGCTGCGCCGAATGTGGAGAACAATGTGAGCAGGTCATCTTTAACCAATGCACCAGCAGTGTCAGCAATTTGAGTTGCATTAGCACCAGCGTCCATAGCTGTGATAAGGATCTCATCAGTCTTGCGACCTAGAGCAGCAGCAGCAGATTGGGCTACAGCTTGACGCTCATTGATGTTGATCTTCAACTCATCGAGCTTGTCGATGTACTCAGGTGCGTAGAAGTCAGCCATTGTTGCTTCTACGTTGGTGTGTACAAGTTCCATTGCAGTAACGTCACCGTTACGAGCTTTGGTGTTTGCAGCACCTTTGCCAATTTTTTGAAAACGAGCAACCGAACCAGTTACATTTGAAGAACGTACAGTGTTGCGGAGCTTGCTGCCCATACGCTGATACGCCAAATGTACTTCTGTTTCGAACTGCTTGATGAAGGCTTGGTCGATAGTATTAGCCATTTTATCAGTCCTTTATGAAGTTACGTTTCAACGGGTGTCCGCTCTTTCACGTCAGCAAGGGTATCCTTTCGGGCCTTTCAGTGCGTTACGGGCCGTAGTGCCTCATTGTAAACAATCTTTTTGTCTGGATTGCAACGCACAAAATCGACATACTTGTTTGCATCTACTTGGTGTACCCCTACTGCCTCAAAGCCTAGCCACGCTGCCCAGTTAAGCATTCCTTCGTAATCTGCTAAGATTGTCATGCTCATGTATGTTTCGCTTTTGTCAAAGAAGTTGACCAACAGCTTTGAACCCCGAGCTAAAGCATGAAAGTTTTGCTTCAAACCATCTGAAAACATTGAGAACATTTGTGGAGACTCGCGGTCATCATTGTACCAAAGCCCACCAACCATAAGGAAGGTCTCGTCATTACGTCTACAAAGATAGGAGTCTGCGGTATCGTACATCTCGTGAAGAGCTTGCTTGATGTCCGTATGGCCTAGCAAAAGAAGCTCACGCTTGTTCTCTGGGCTTAGGTTCTCAGCTACTTCATCAACGTGGCCGAGGGTAAACGGGGTGAGATAGTAATCACCCCGCCGTAGTATCTTAACCTCTGTAGACCTGTTTGAAACCAGCTTCGACTTCCCGTACAAAGTTTGGGTCTCGGTCTTTTGGACTGTAATATCTTGGATCACTCATCATCTCCCTGAGCTTTGCTTCACTCAGTCCGGCTGATGGCTGAGTATTCCCAGCAAATGATCCACCTTTTAGGGCTTCTTGTATAGCCTCTAATGCTAGAATGCCTTCATGGCTTTCGCACATCCGCTCAATTGCAGGCATCGCGTCCTCTGGGAAGAACTTACTTGCAAACATAGAGGCTGCTTCAATACGAGTGTCAGCATTCTCGCCTAGCTTTGCTGCCTCTGCCTCAAGGTCAGGACCGCTATCCGTGCCAACAGACTGAGCATACATCTCAATCCCCTGCTGGAACTCCTCTTGAGAGAAGCCGTTTTCAAACGCATGTTCGGACCACCACTTCAAAAGCTCATTATCTACAGAGGCTTCTGGGTCGATGATGTCAGGCAGCTCATAATCGCCTGCGCTTTCTGGTCGGTTGCTAAACGCTTCCGTCTGCAACTCCTCAAGAAGATTGTTGCGAATGTCATCCTCTTTAGCACCTAGCTTAGATGATAACTCTGAGTACGCTTTAGCTAGATCTTCACCGCTGTTGTACTTTTCGGGCAACCATTCTGGCCGTTCTTGTGACGTTACGTCACTTTCTACAACAAAGTCTCGTGACGTTGCGTCACTTTCTGCTACTTCTACTTCTTCACTCATTTGTTTTTGCTCCTATGTGCATGTGAGATACGCTGTTCGATAAGCCCAACAATGTAACGCTGGCCTTCAACGTGTCTCAACTCCTCCGTTGTCACGTTAGGACCGTGAACCATCTCAATGGTTACGGACCGCAAGTAACTCAACACTTCCTTCCCAGTTGGTGTTGAGAATATTTCAGCAATGTTCTTGCTAATCTCTCTGTCTTTTTCGGCAGACCGCTGAAAGCCATCCCTGCCAATATTAACCTTGTTGTTCAACAGGCGCTCCCATCTGTTGTTGCTGCATTGCCATTTGCTGTGCCATTGCCGCTAACTGCTTACGCTGCTCTTCATCACGGATTAGGCTTTCTGGTACACCGAACTTCTTGGCAAGATGTATTGCGGTTTGCTCCCCGTCAATAAGAAGTTGCAACATCTCTGGGCCAAACGCACCACCGATAAGCTCAAGGAACCTAGATACTGTAGAAATATCCTGGTTTGCCTGCGCTTGAGCAAGCGGAGATACAGAACGAATCTTAACTTCGCGTCCGTTTACAGTCGGAACTTCAATACGTCCTTGTTTTTTAAGGATATATATCACACGTTGAAGCAGGGGTTGTACCAATTCTGCCTGCAATCTGCCAAAAGCAGAGCCCATACGACGAGATAAATCAGCCATACGCTCTGCAACCTCTGTTGCGGTGGCTGGTGTTCGGTCTGGATTGCCCAACATATCGTTATATAGCGCACGTTTTATGTTTAAACGCATGTCGCTTAGTACAAGTTGCGCAACATCAAAGCTACCTGCTGCTTGAATCGGCTGCAAACCAGCCGAACCCATAGCTTTAGGGATGATAGAACCGGGTACAAGTTGAATGGTGTCAGGGTTAATGACGCCATCGTCGTCGATTTGATAGACACCAGATATAGCCATTTGAGCGTTCTCAAGAATAAGCTCAATAGTTAGATTGGTTGTCTTGATAGCAGACAAAGCGTTAATGAGTGGACCACGGCCATAAATCTCGCCAGCACACTTAGACCAACGGAAGCAAATAAACGGGTTAGAGCCTAAGCCATTCATTTCATTAGAGTAAAGCATTGTCTTAGTGTTCATGCAGATTGCATAATGGTAGTAACCGTTTTGATTCTTTAAGCTGTAGTCCCGACACACAACTTCAAGCACAGTTGTCTCTGCATTTTTGCCCATTTGGGCAGTAACCTTAGGGTCAAATGTAGAGTTTGGGTACATTTGAGCAAGGTGATCGTACTTTACGTTCTTTCGTTCGCGGTAAACGTGGTCAATTTTGTCATCAGGGCCAGTATCTAGCACAACATGAGGCAGTGGAATGGCGCTAAAGTTTACGGGATTGATAGCATCCCCCTCTTCTACGCACAAAATTCCAGTTCCAACGGCCAGATCCATGAATGATTCATGCACTTCTTGACTGAAGTTAGAGTTCTGCAACACCTCAAAGACGTACTCAGTAACCTCATCAAGCTCATTATCTATAGCTTCACGTTGTTCCTTAGGTACTTCACTGCCAGCCATTAAATCTGCCCAGCGTGTAAAGTTGGGTACAATGCCAGACTGTAGTCGGCTAGCAAACTCTTGCACACCAACTACAGCAGTTTCATCAAAGATCTTATCGTCTCTGCGCTGGCCGTGTTCTTCATAATAAAAGGATTCGCGTTGAGGCAGCGCATACTCATAGCACTCCTCGAACAGAGGAACCCACTGCTCCCGGAAAGCCTTAGCTTTCTGATAGCGCTCGATGTACTGCTTCGCTACGTTTTCCATTTTTATCCAAACCTACCCAAGAACCCGGAGCCACTGCCCGATCTAAACAAAGATCTGCGACCAGCCCCTTTGCCTGCGCCTCGACGACCGGACTGCTGGGTCCTTGCTTCAAGAGCTTCGCTAATATCTTCCTTCTTGGACTCTGCACGCTCTGCTGCTTCTGCTGCTTTTGCTTCGTCTGCTGCTACACGATCTTCTGCCGCGCGTCTTTCTGCTGCGGGATCAGGTCCACCGCCACCGCCACCACCAAAACACATAGTAAATCTCCTTTTCCTTATTCCTCGTAAGCACGAAACTTACAAAAACTCAACGCACAAACTACATTCTTGCCCACAAGCCCTGCCTTTTTCGCCTAGCTGGGCCTTTATTAAACACATCGAAGTCACGTTTAGCCACTGTAGGAGTCGCAGGCTTCTGACTATTCATAAGAGCGCGGCCCTCGCCTGCACCAAGAAACAGGTATTGTGCTGCATCGTGGACGTG